ATTTCCCGAGCTTTAAACCTTGAAATAATATCGCTTCTTTCTTCCCGTGGCGTTTCTCCGGTTACGATTGCCGATAGCCCAGGTGGCAGACTTTCTAAACATTCCTTAGCGTGCTGCACGGTCGCGGCAAAGATCATTACTCCTTGTCGATCGCGGGACTGCGCCACCACATCCGCTATAATGGCCGCTGTTTTACGGCCCTGACCAATAAACGCCTTATCAACGTCGGCCGCGTCAAACTGGCCCCTGCTATTTAATTCCATGGCAAGCGTATGGTATGATTCGGCTCTAATTGACCCTACCGTTGGTGGTGTCAAGAAACCCTGATCAATCAACTCCCGAGCCGTAATCCGATACACGCATGCCGCGAAATAAGGATCTTTCTTTTCTCGTTCGGCTACAGGTGTGCCATCTGGCCATTGATTAAAAATGTACCCTGTACCAAACCGATAAGGAGTTGCTGTCATACCCACCACGCGCAATAGCGGGTTCTGCTCCTTCATGGCATCAACAATGCTTTTAACCGTAGGCGTAATCCCATGGCACTCATCAATCACAACCATGGCAAACTTAGAACCGAACTTCTTGATCCGATTGGCAACTGTCAACGGCGTACCAAAAACTACCGGATGGCGTAGCGATATCTTTCCCGCACTGGCGGAGAACAATGAGTAAGGGTTCCCCGTAGCTCCATATTTTTCACTATTCTGGATCACTAGCTCTGCGCTAGGTGCAAGGCACAAGACGTGCTTACCCTTTGACACCTCATGGACCGTCTGTGCCAGTTCCGCAATGATATGACTTTTACCCGCACCCGTGGCGGCCTCAATCATACACGCTGTTTTAGATATGCGGATCCATTGCACAATCGCGTCGTGCGCCGCCTGTTGATATGGTCTTAACATTTAACGTCCTACAAATACTGTCGGTTTTTTATTGCGCCGATCAAACTTGTACCAGCAGCAATTATCTTTCCCTGCGCCTTCACTGTCGGCAATCCACTTGACCCGACCAATGGATACGATCATCTCACACATTAACATGTACGGTATTGACTGCCTTGTATGCATCCAGTCCGCGTCAAACAACAACCATGTCGGTCGCAAAGCCGCGCACCTTTCGATGATCTGATGCAGTACCACACGCTCCCAAGGCGGGTTCGTAATGATATATCTACAACCTTGGACGTCTTCTTCCGCAAGAAATGACGCATCTTTACGTCCTATCCAATCTGCTTGTGGCTCCGCATCATAAGCCTCAACACACAAATGACCGGCCGCTTCTAAATGAGCTGATAAAACGCCAGCTCCAGCACACGGTTCACAAAACCACACGCATTCGGGAAGATTTTTAAGAAGCGGTATTACCGCCTCTTTAGGTGTCGGGTAGTAATCCATTGGATTGCGTTCAAACTCCGACCGCTTTCCCATTATTTAAACGTCCAATAACTGGTTGGCTTGCCGCGGTAAGGCTCAAGATCAACATGCGGAATATGTTCTTTAACAACTTTAGAATAACTGATAGATCCTTCGCGATCGACCCTAGTCAGTGTATGCCCTGCAATATAACAAGGCTCACCGCCAGCACCTAAAACGATCTTGTCTAACAATTCCGCCTTGCGTTCTTCAGCCGCTTTTATATCCGCGACTACATCAAAATATTCAGCAGCCAATTGGCGCAACTCTGGCTTATCGTTTTCTTGTTTCCGTGGCTTTAAATGCCGTTCGGCCAACATAGGATGGGTAGTTTCAACAATATACCGTTGATAAAACGCGAGAAGCGTTGGCATATTGGATTCAATCCAATGATTATCATACGCAACAATCTCATTCCGAGACTCTGCCGGCGTCCACTGATAAAAATGGCACCACGGCCGCCCCGTAATAAACAATTGGATCTGTATTTGAGCATAGTAATGCATCTGCATCGCCAATGGCTTGAACGGCACGGGCGCTTTTTCATGGCGTAGGCTGTAGGGACACTTAACTTCAATCAGACCCTCTTCGCCAACCAAACCATCGGGTGACGCTCCTAACCATTCTTGGTGCGTATAAAATCCTGCCGGCTTTACCGTAATCCCCGTTTCCATTTCGTATTCTTTAATGGCCCCAGGCTCATTGGCGATACCCCATTCTGTAGCTACGTTGCCCACGAACTCAGATGGCGCATTAAACTTTTCACGAACCATACGACGCAAGACATCATCGGCAGTCATATAAGGAGACAACCCAAGAATAGCGCCTACGGCGGATCCTGTTACGCGGCCTCGTCTTGCGGCAAACCATTCTTCACTACGCTGTTCCATTATGCCTTCTCCATTTTGGGCCGCAGCCCTTTTAATCGTTTGATCGCTTTTTCTGGAAACGTCCGACTAATATGCATGATAGAAATAATCTGTTCTATTTTGCGCCGACGTTCCCTTTGTTCACTTAAATCACTCGTGACGATTTCATTCTCAAAATCTTCAAGTTTACTTACCGTTTTGCGGCAAGCTTTAATAACGGAATCAAGGTTAGGTTCATCTATATAAGATACTTTCATTAACTCTTCGCCGCGCTTTTCTGCCCGACTAGCTGGAACTCCAACTTCTCGAACTTTCGGCAACAACCCAAACTCTTTCATGTATTCGTGTATGATATCATTCAGTGTGATGGTGGCTTCTACATATAATAAATCTTGCATCTAAATCTCCTAAATCTTCATTTTAAAAAGGGAGGACGGTCCAAACCGAGGCGAAAACAACCGCCCTCCCCACGTAGTACCGTTCCCCCTCTAGAACGGCACCTCGTCGTCTACTTCTGCTGGCGTAGAAGGTTTCGGTGCGGCTTTAGCGCCTCCTTTTGGAGCCACCGATGCAATCCAATTACCGCGCATCTTTTCGCCGTTTTCCCCCTCCATCTCCCAAGTGTTTACCTTGATCAACATAGGAGTGTTGGTGAGATATAAAGACATTGATTCGTCCGTAGGCATCTTGCCGCTTTTTAACAGTTTGCCACCTGCGTTCGTATCAATCGCCGCCAACATACGCTTGGCTTTATCACGCTTTGCGTTTGCGTTCTTTGCGCGTGGGTCCGAATCAGTAACCCAAAGCTTCTGGAAAATCTTGCGATTCTTATATTCGGTCGGTGCCACAACTGCCCAACGCAATGAAATTAAATTCTCGCCATTGCGCGTTTGATCCCACTTTGCTTCATCAATAATGGCTGTGCACGTTGTGTCATTAGGAATAGGCTCAATTTCGCCCCCACCCACCTCAAACTGACCGCCAGTTTTAGTGATATCATCACCGTCTGAAAGTCCCCAAAAATTATCCATTTGCTTTTTCCTTCTTATTCAAATTTGCTCGCAATGCAGGAACATATTCCACTAATGGGTTAACGCCCAACTCAACCTGAAGTTGCTCTGAAATACCGAACCTGTTTTTGGAAACATTCGCCGCTGATGCATGGCAAATTAACACACGGGTGCCATCGGAAATGGCCTTCTTCTTGTCGCCTTCACCAGTTGTAAAGGTTTCCAACTTGAGATACCCGACCAAATCAACATCATCAACGTAAGATGGTTCAGATTTAATATGAAGGCGCAGTCCCCATTTAGAAAATGCTTCATCATCCGGTGGGTTCTCGTTTCCGATTTCGCTATGAGCAATAAACACGGTATGCATTCCACGCTTATCTGCCAATAAACCGGCCGCCTTTCTAAGACGAGCATGCATAGCTGCAACCGCATCACGCCCTGCTCCATATCCACCAAGTGCTTGCTGAATACCTTTTGGCTTTTTTGGGTCATTGTCGACAACGTGCTGCGCGAACATGCGCTCTAATGCTGTGACACTATCTACAATTAACGTTTTATATTCATGCGGCTCGTTAATGAGACCTTTTAACTGATCCCATAAATCATCAACATTCGTTAACAACGGGAATGCATCTGGTCTCATATTGGCTGGGATAGCCTGAAGGCCATCTTCCGCCCGAATCACAATTGGATCAGGAAAAGTCACCGCGAGGGTGGTCTTGCCCATACCGGCATTGCCAAAAATTGTTGCGATTATCGGACGATCTGCGGGTTTAGATATACTACTTAGAACGCTCATTGAGCTACTCCTCTTGCTTCGACACTTGACAAAATATATTTCATTGTGGAAATGTCAACAGCGTAATGCGGAATTAGGACAACAAAATGGAAAACACCGATATTGTGCCCATGGAGCGTATACGTCGCGCCCTTGCGGATAGAAATTTTGCTAAGGTGGCTGCACAGACTGGTCTACATGAAAACACGATACGATCGATCGCGTCTGGAAAAAACGTAAACCCTACCCTCGCCACCCTTGATAGGCTGATAGATTATCTCTTTCGCCAGAAAGACTAACAATGTCGAATTTCAGAGATTTTTGGGATGCGGGTTATCGCGTCTTTGGATTGCATCCGATTCGTAAGAACGGTTCTTGCGGTTGCGGAAACCCTAAATGTAATGCCCCAGGCAAACATCCCGTAGCATCGAATTGGCAACACACCCCTCATTGGTCCGAAGATCAGCTATCCGTTATGGAAGAGGTTGGGCAGTTTGAAACCGGTTATGGCGTTTTAGTCCGCGGCCTACTTGTTATTGACGTTGATGCCCGCAACGGTGGGGTCGAATCATATGAGCGCCTTGTAGAAGATGTTCCTTCAATCGCTGGTGCAGGACTTATTGTACAGACAGGATCAGGTGGAGGTTCCCGCCATCTTTACTTTAAATGCGATGAAGGTTTGGCCCTTGTACAGCATCACCCAGACTATCCTGGTATCGACTTTAAATCTTCTGGATTCGTCGTTGGCCCTGGCTCGTTACATGTAACTGGTAACAGATATGTTACTTTATCCGGTTCTCCGGCCGATATCGACGTTGCTCCTGATGAACTTATTTTTGGTTTATCCAAACCAGATCGTTACCGCGCCCAAACCAATACAGGAACCGTTGACGTATCCCACTCCGAGTTAGCAGATATGCTAACTTATATCAGTTTCGATATAGACCACGAGACTTGGATACGGTGCGGTATGGCCGTTCATCATGCTTCGCTTGGGACTGGGTTTGATATTTGGGATGCATGGTCTGCTAAAGGTTCTAAATACCCCGGCCGTGACGCCCTTGAGCGCCGTTGGCACTCTTTTGGTAAAGCCGTCAACCCTGTTACGCTTGGAACTCTTGTCCATTACGCCGAAAGCGCAGGATGGGTCCAACCCGTTACGTTTGAACCAAATGAAATGTCAGAAGATTCGCATGTTTTTCTAACAGACTCTGTCGACATCGATATTTCCAACGTAGATCTTAAACGCCCCCCTGGGTTTGTCGGGACTGTCGCTGAGTGGATCCATGATCAATGCCGCTATAAACGAGAAAATCTTGCCGTTGCCGCGGCTCTTGTTTCCATTGGAAATATTATTGGTTTGCGCTACTCCGATGACGTCAGTGATGTAACCTCTAACGTATTTGCCTTCTGCGTTGCAGCGTCCGGCACGGGTAAAGAATCAATCCAACAAGCCGCCTTCGAAATTCACCAAGTCGCAGGGATACAAGAACCAGTCTATTCCACCATCAAATCCGAACAGGAAGTCGTCCGCAACCTGACCCGTCATCAGCCGTCTTTCTATCAGATTGATGAAGTTGGTATTTTTCTGGATAAAGTAAAAAACGCTCAAAAGCGTGGCGGTGCGGCTTATTTGGAAGGCGTTATCGGTATCCTGATGTCCGTCTATTCCAAGGCGAACGGGTGGATGCCCCTGTCCGGTGACGTCAGAGAATCAGTTCGTGCGATACTTCTTAAAGAAATATCCCAAATCGATCGCAAACTAGATGATGGCGCAAATCCCACTCTTCAACGCGAACGTGATGAACTTGAGTCGTCTTTAAATCAATTAAAGTCGGGTTTACGACAGCCCTTCTTATCTCTTTTAGGGTTTACTACTGGCATCACGTTTAGTGGTTTGGTTACCCAAGAGACTGCGGCTAACGGGTTTTTCGGCCGCGCTTTAATATTTGAAGAGAAAGATGATGTGCCAACAGAAAAGAAGCCATTCCGGAAACGACCTATGCCGGACGATTTATCCATTGCCCTACAGCAATTATTTTTGTTAGGCAATTTTGACCACACCAAGACACGCATAGAAAACTACGGACCAAAAACGCCGATTTCAACAACACCAGAGGCTGAACGAATGCTTGATACCGCAATGGATATTATGCACAGCCTCGCTGAAGACCACACCGAAAAGTCTGGCATGTCATCACTTTTTCTTCGCGCAAAAGAGTTAA